TATTCTTGAGATGTGTCAATTTGCAAAGTATGACTGGTTAGCAGAAGCTAATCACGGTCTAAGAAAAGACTTAGAAGACAAGGTTATTATATTCCCTAAGTTTGACTCCATAACACTTGGTATATCAAATGTCGAAGATGGCATGAAGGGTAGGATGTACGATACATTAGAGGAGTGCGTTATGGATATAGAAGAGCTTAAAGATGAATTATCTATGATACAAATGACACAAACTTCTAACGGCAGAGACAGGTGGGATACGCCAGAAGTCGTTGTAGCCGCTGGAAAAAAGAGTAAAATGCGAAAAGACCGTTACTCATCTTTAATTATGGCAAACATGGCGGCTAGAATTATAGCGCGAACACCAGAGCAAGAAGCTTATCAATTCTTTGGTGGTTTTGCTTCATCATTACCCTCAGATTCTAAACAAAAAAATAAAAGCACTATGTTCTCTGGTCCTAATTGGTTCACGGATAATATGAAAGATATTTACTAATCTGTGTATAATAAGATAACAATTGAATACCATTCCAATTACTATCAAGGGCTAACATGAACGAAGAAAGATCTTTAATCACTTGGAACGATTCTGACGCCTCAAGCAAGGCGATGGCTTTTCAACAATTTGCAGAGGCGGGTCAAAACTATGCTGGTGTAACCAAGGGTAGTCATTATAGAGACTTCCGAGATATTGAGACAAATAAAAGCGTTAGGCCCGGATTCACCAATAATGATTACTATGCTTTTCGTCCAGATGAAAAAGTTCCTCACAAGCAAAAGCGCATTATTAAAATGTGCATGGACGCATATGATAAGGTTGGTGTAATTAGAAATGTTATTGACCTAATGGGCGATTTTACATGCCAAGGTATAAACATTGTCCACGAAAATAAAAGTGTAGAAAAATTTTATCAACAATGGTTTAAAAAATGCTCTGGCAAAGAAAGATCAGAAAGATTTTCTAATCTATTATATAGATCTGGTCAAGTCATAGCTTACCGTAGCTATGCAAATATAACTCCAGAGATTGTTAAATATATCAAGTCTATGGGCCAAGACATAACTGTAGAAGTTCCTAATTTTGAGAAAAATCAAGTTCCTTGGAGATATAATTTCTTTAACCCGCTATCCGTAGACATAAAAGATAGTCAACTCAACCTATTTATAGGTAGAAACAGGTTTGAAATTCGCACACATTCTTTATTAGATAATTTTAAAGATGGTTCAATACCTGCCCACGTCTTAGAAACTCTTCCTCCAGAGCTTAAACAAAAGATTCAACAGGGCCAAAGAAGCGTTGAGCTTGATCCAGAAAGAGTATCCGTATTTTATTATAAAAAAGACGATTGGACAAACTGGGCTAACCCCCTGATATATGCTATCTTAGATGATATTATAATGCTAGAGAAAATGAGACTGGCAGACCTTTCTGCACTTGACGGCGCTATATCTAATATCAGACTTTGGACTCTCGGAAACTTAGATCATAAAATTCTTCCAAACAAGGCTGCTATTAATAAACTTAGAGATATACTTGCTAGTAATGTAGGTGGCGGTACAATGGAACTGGTTTGGGGGCCAGAGCTTTCCTATACCGAGTCCAATAGCCAAGTTTATAAATTCTTAGGTTCTGAAAAATATAGCTCTGTCTTGAATAGTATTTATGCTGGACTTGGCGTTCCTCCGACGCTAACAGGTATAGCTGGAAATGGAGGTGGTTTCACCAACAACTTTATATCATTAAAAACATTGGTAGAAAGACTACAATATGGCAGAGATCAACTAACTAAATTTTGGGAACAAGAATGTGAGATAGTAAGAAAAGCAATGGGCTTCAGAAAATCTCCACACATTGTATATGACCAGATGAGTCTTTCTGATGAGTCAGCAGAGAAAAATCTTCTTATACAACTTGCAGACAGGGATATCATATCTCACGAAACTATTCTTGAGAGATTTAAAGAAGTTCCGTCTGTAGAAAAGATGAGATTAAAGAGAGAAGACAAGGATCGTCAAAGAGACAACATACCAGAAAAAGCTAGCCCCTTTCATAACCCTAATCATCAAAAGGATCTTGAAAAGATTGAAAAACAAGGAAAGGTAACGGAAAGAATACAAAAACAAAAAGAGTCTCAAAAACCTGTCAATCCAAACGGAAGACCTCAAAATAAAATCGACGAAGGGCCGAGAAAGAAAAGAACAGAAACCCCCAAATCAACACCCGGCGTTGCAGAAGTTATTGTATGGGCCAATGATAAGTATGAAGTGATATCTTCTCTGATAAATAAAGCATATCTATCATCCAATAATAAAAAGAACATGAGACAGCTAACCAGATCGGAAGTAAAAGATATAGAGTCTATCAAATTAGATGTTCTTTCAAACATTGAATTTATGGGAACCTGCTCAGAAGAAGAAATTATATCTTGCTTGAATTCTAAAAAAAGATTGCCAATCAAAATTAAAAATTCTTTAAAAAACCAAAACATAAATCCAGAATCTATGAACCTAGAAGATTACAAAAGACGCGCTATTTCTGCATTTATTGAGTATTCTTTGGATAGTTGATTTACAGTTTTAATAAAAAAAATAAATTTTTGTGTATATTATCTGTAGAGGTGAAATATGACAATAAAAGTATATCAACATGAAATAAACGATGGTATTGGCGAACTCGTTAAGAGTACCGCCAGTGTTGCCTATTGCTCTGAGGCATCAGTAAGAACAAACGTAACTGAAGCTGATGTTATACACGCCGCTGAGAAAATTGTTGCAGAAAACAAAGATCAAGTAGACCTATACTATTTAGAGTCTGTACTGGTCTCTTGTGGCTGGAATAAGAATGACGACGTGTTCATGCCAGAGGCAACTTGGGCAGCTAGAAACACACCAGAGGATAAACAGTTTAATTTTATGCACGATGAAAATGACATCATCGGACATATTACTGGTAGCTACGTCCTAACAAAAGACGGAAAGGCTGTTGGAAATGATGATGAAATGCCTGAAGATTTTGACATCATTACTCAAGCTGTTCTTTATAATAGCTGGACTGGCGAAGAGAATAGAGAAAGGATGGAGAAAATAATCTCCGAAATTCAAGAGGGAAAATGGTATGTCTCAATGGAATGTTTATTTGCTGGTTTTGACTACGCTCTAACTAGCCAAGACGGATCTAAGAAAGTTTTGGCTAGAGATGAAGAGTCAGCTTTCCTAACAAAACATTTAAGAGCATACGGAGGATCAGGTGAATATGAAGGTTATAAATTAGGGCGCGCTCTAAAAAATATTGCTTTTTCTGGCAAAGGATTGGTTTCTAAGCCAGCCAACCCCAGAAGCGTTATATTAAAAAGTGTAGCGTTTAACGTAGATGACAATCCCGTTTTCGACATAGGAGAATTTAATATGTCTGATAATTTGCTAGAAAAGCAGTTGGAAGAGGTTCGCGCTGAACTCGCTACTGCTAAAGCTGAAAACGAGGCTATTAAAGCTCAAATCGAAGAAGCAAAAGATAAAGAGTTTGCTTCCAAGGTTCAGGCTTTTGAAGCTGACATTGAAGCTAAAGACAGCAGCATTGCTGAACTAGAAGAGAGCATCAAGAGTACTCAAGCTCGTGTTGCAGAATTGGAAGACGCTCTAGCTAAATCTCAAGAAGATCTAGCATCTGCTAAAGAGCATATGGAAGAAATGAAAAAGAAAGAAAAGATGGAAAAGCGTAAAGCTGCTCTTGTAGAAGCAGGTTTTGAAGCAGAAGACGTAGAAGATGCACTAGCTGCATTTGACGGACTTGCTGACGAAGCGTTTGATTCCGTTGTTGCCATGTATGGCAAGAAAGAGAAAGCCAAAAAAGACAAAGAAGCAGAAGCCGGTATGCCTCCTGAAATGAAGGAAGCTATCGAAAAGAAGAAAAAAGAAAAAGAAGCCAAAGCCGATGAAGAAGAAGCCGAGGCAGAAGTAACTCCAGAACTTCTTGCGGATGTAGAGACATCTGAAGCAACTTTGATTGAAGCTGCACCTGAAGTCGATGAAGTAGAATCAACAAGAGCTAGTATCTCTAACTGGCTTGAATCAAATGTTCTCAACAAAAATAAGTAATTTTCATAGGAGATTAAACTATGGCTCTTAAAGCAGATAGATACGAAGAATCAACAGACATTAGCTTCTTCTATAACGCAGGCACCGCAACTCGCGGTGGAGTCGTTTTATTGAACGCCGCTAATGCTTCTGGTGCAGCAATGGACCAAGGTGCTAACTTGGTAGAATATGCCGCAGCTACAACTGGTACTGTTCCTGTCGGAATCCTTCTTAACGACGTTGTTAACAAGGATCTTACTAGAACTCATCTTAATCAATACAAAGATGAAGTACAAAAAGGCGGTAAAGTTACTGTCTTGACTCGTGGTTGGATTGTAACTAACAACCTTGACGCTGTTACTATTGCTCCGGGTGAAGTTGCTTACGCATCTGCAACCGCTGGAAACCTAACAAACGTTTCAACCGCAGGTCAAGCTGTCGGGCGTTTCATGTCAGCTCAAGATGCTGATGGTTACGCTAAAGTTTACGTCAATCTTCCAAGCCTTGGTTAATAAATAAATAGGAGATATAATAATGTCATATACAGAAAGACCTAGCGAAGAATTTCTTAATGTTCTTCGCAAATCCGGCGACGGAAACCTTGAGACCGCAATGGCGGCTCAGAGAGAATTTGCTGTTGCCCTAGAAACCCCTTTGCGTAAAGGCGTTCTTGTTGGTAATATTCTTGGTAATATTTTTGAGAAGATTAGTGTAGAGCCGGGTGGAAGCACCGAGTATCCATTGGATCTTATCAGTCCCGGACTTGAAGGTGAGCATGTTGCTTACACCAATCCCGGTCACGGTCGTATCCCTGAGCGTGCGGTCGAGAGCGATTACGTCATGATTCCAACTTATAGCATTACTAGTAGCATTGACTTCTTGCTTCGCTACGCTCGTGAAGCTCGTTGGGATATTGTCGGTCGCGCCATGCAAGTCATGGAAGCCGGTTTCACCAAGAAAATGAATGACGACGGATGGCATACCATTTTGGCTGCTGGTGTTGATCGTAATATCTTGGTTTATGATGGAGACGCAACGGCAGGTATGTTCTCCAAAAGACTCGTCAGTTTGATGCAAACCGTTATGCGTCGTAATGCTGGCGGAAACACAGGTTCGGCTAATCGCGGTCGATTGACCGATCTTTACGTTTCTCCAGAAGCTCTAGAAGACGTTCGTAACTGGGGATTTGATCAAGTTTCCGACGTTGTTAGAACTCAAATCTACAACGCCGGTGGCGATGGCGCTCCTATCACCAATATCTTTGGTGTAAGCCTTCACGATCTAGATGAACTCGGAGAAGGTCAAGAATATCAAGAGTTCTTTACCAATGGTCTTGGCGGCTCTGTTCAGGGTAGCGATCTTGAACTAGTTGTTGGTCTTGATCAAAGCGCGAACGATAGTTTCGTTATGCCAGTTAAACAAGAGATCTCGGTTCATGAAGATCCAACCATGCATCGTCAGCAGCGAGCTGGCTGGTATGGTTTTGCTGAACTAGGATTCGGTGTTCTTGATAACCGTAGAATTATCCTCGGCAGCTTCTAATATATTTATATAGTATATTATCCTAGAAAGGTGGTTCATCTGAGCCACCTTTCTTTTTATATACCCTCTACCCTATAAAATGTGTATAATAATACATACATGTATCTCATAGGATTTATTTTAAGGAGTCTACGATGGCAAATATGTCAGATTATCTAGAATCTGGATTATTACACCATGTTTTTAGGGGGCATAGTTTACCAAAGCCTCAAGGCATGGCTTTAGCTCTCACAAGCGGAATACCGGTAGAATCTGG